TACATCCTCCAACCCTCCGGCCGCCGCCCCTATTGCTCCTGTACTAGCCCCGAATGCTGCCCCCATCGCTGCGGCTCCTCCGGCTCCGGCTAACATGGTGGCGGTAGAAGCCGCTGCTACTGCTGGAGCTATTTCTGGGCCGATTATAGGGATGGCTGCAGTGGACGCAAAGGCAGCGGCAAAAGTTTCAGCGGTCAGTTGTCCCATTCTCATCATACTTTTTTGTATTCCAAGAACCCGTTCCAACCCCCACAGTACCATATGTTGAAGTCCCACTTTGATCAACATCTGGATTATCTGCTGTCCCAAGGCTGTCCAGAATCCTTTGAAATAGGCTCCCAGGCCTTTTGTGGACTCGCTGATGGCCCCCATCTTCTCTTCATAGTTGGATCTCAAGTCCTCCAATCGGGCAAGACTCTCATCATGTGCCCTGACTTCATCCTCTGTCATGGTCGATAAATTCTCACTCTTCAATTCCATAATCTGCTGAGTGAGAGCATTTTCCAACTCCTGTCCGCTCATCTGCCGCAATTCCCGATAGTCCATGTAGTTATCCAACTCTTGTACCATGCTGTCCCAATAATCCTTGTTTATTGCGGCCATCTCAGCGTTGTGGTTCTTCTGAGTCTCGAAGAGCCCAACGAAGAAGTCCGCAAAGTTGGAAGCAATAGTATCAGTCATGCTCTCGAAGATATCCACGGTGGAGTTGGCCAACTCAGAAGCCAGTGTCTGATGTTCGAGAATGTAATTGGTCCATGTTGCTTTCAAGGCTTGAGTTAAGTCCCCCGTGTTCTTCAAGATAACATTATTGGCTTCGATCCAATCTTTCTTTCTTTGCTCATTCACCCAAGCGTCAATAACCGCTTCAGAAACCCCGGCTTCACGGAGTTTAGAGACGGAACGGGTGATGTTATCTTCTTTCACATCGGCATACCCTTCCCAAGCATATCGCATATCACCCAACGTGGATACTACATCCTCATGGGCTTTCCTTTCTGCCGCTGCTCTCTTGATAGCTCCGGCCTCATCTATCTTTGTCAATTGCTCTTGAAGCTCCTCTTCTAACTGAATGCGGAAATTGGCTTGGTGTTCCAAGGAAGCCCCCACTGCCTCCATTCGATTCATCTCATCATACATGTACTCCTCGGTAGCCTTGGTGATAGCCTTTTTCTTCTCGTCCATCCACCTGCTCACTTCTACCAGATCGGCCTGATAAGTGAGGCCTTGATCACGCATAGCCTCCGTTTGTATCCTTACTATCTCAGTTGAGGTTCTCTCATAAACCTTGATCCGATTTTCCGCTGACTTCGCAAGCTCTTGTCCTATCTTCTCCGTGGCTTCCTGTTCTACCTTAAGTTGTGCGGCTGCGGCCTTGGCTGCTTCCTTGGCTGCTTTCTCCTGAGCCTTTCTTGCTTCTTCGATTTGTTCCGCAGTAAGCCAACCCGCATTCAAAGGAGCAGTAGAAGGTGGGGTGAGTGGAACTTTAGGCCCCATTGGAGCCCCCGGTGCTGCCCCCTTGCCTGCAAATTCTTCTGCGGCTGATCCAATAAGCTCATCTTTTATAGTTCTCAAGTCTTCAACGTCCTGTCTCCTCTTAGCTATACGATCATCCCAGAGTTTGTCCAACTTGGCTCCTCCGAGACCAGCATCCACATCCACCCGGAGTTTATCAGCCAATTTATCAAATCCTGCGGCCTCTGCCCCTTTTGCTAAAAGATTCATCAGGCCCCCAAAAGCCTTGGTCACTGTGTCTCCCAAAAATACAATAGCCTTGGCCATCCCAAGACCCATCATGTCCCACAAATATCCTATTTCAAGCGTTGTTCGTTTGAAAACGTATATCAGCTGATATCCAAAGGCCTGAACCTCTCCAAAATTGTTCCAAAGCATCTTTCCAATCTGCCATCCCACAAATAAGGAAGTCACAAGACTCACCGCCCCGGAGAGAGTGAGGACAGCCGCCATTGTGGCTTTAATCCCTGCGGTGGTGGCTGCCCAACTCCCGGCCATTATTCCAAGATTGCGATTCATAATAACCAGCTCACCGTTGACAACAGCTATATCCACTGCCAACTTTCCCACACTGGTGTATATAATATCAAGAAGGAGAGTTTTCATAACACCCAAGGCAGGGATAACATAGTTGATACCTATCCAACCTGCTACGAACACTGCCCCCGCCTTGGCCATCCCTTCCATTATACCCAAGATTCTGTCCATATGGGGGAGCATCTTCTCCGTTGCTGTAGTTATAGATCCAAGGACAGATAGTATCCCCGGCCCCATCTTCTCTCCGATCTCTACCGCCAGCTTGCCAAATACGTTGGCCATCCTCGCACGTTGGGCTTCCATTCCCTTCTGCCAGTCGGTGAACACCTTCTCCATGACACCCGTCTTGGCCATATCAGGGACCATGTCCTCAACACGCCAGTTTCCGGCCTGAAGAGCCCGGAAGCCCAACCCACCTTCGATCCTTGGAATGACGCTCTCCAAAGATTCACCTACATCATAAGCAGCTTTCTCGATCATCTTCAAAGTGGTAAACAAACCCTTTTCCTTGATGATCTCGGACATAGTCTTATACGTCCCACCCAACTCCTGATTCATCTGCTTGAATACCCTCAGCATTGCCTCGTTGGGTTTCCCGGAAATAGCCCTCATCATACCCTTCAACTGAGTAGCCGCTTCAGCAGTACTCGGAGCAAGGTTAGTTATCTGGGCCAATGCCGCTGCCATCTCATACTGAGAGGCTCCGGCAATCCTCGATATAGTAGCAACTTCACCGATGACCGGGATGAGGTCACGGAATTCTGCTTTACCTTTCGACTCAATCTGGAACAAGAGGTCAGCTGCTTCGGTAGCCGATTTGATAGCCCCGTCATATCCGAAGATCAAAGCCGTTAATCCCTTGATGATCTCTTCCTGATCCACGTGGGCTGACTGAGAGGTCTTGGCCGCAGCGGTCATTATCTCCATGGCGTTGGCTGCGTCCGTAATACCTGCGGACATCGTCTGATAAAAACCTCCGACCAACTCTGAGGGCTTGCCCAACTCCACAGGCTGAGCCATTATTTCGTCCCGTATTTCCTGCATTGATTTCTCAGTTACTCGCTGAGTATCAATCAACCGGGTTTCGAACTTCTCAAACTCCCCCATTATGTTCTTGAAGGTCATTCCTACCCCAAGACCCACGATGGCCGCTTTCAAGGAGAATACCCGGCTGATCAGGCTATTTATCCCCTGACCCATAGTCACAAAGGCTCCTCCAACATTCCCGGACTGGATTTGAAGCTTCATCAACTCGGCATGGGTCAACTTGCAACTACTCTGAAGACCCTGAAGACCCTGGACTGCGTAAGAGGTTCCCAATCCCTGAGCCATCCGCTGCTCCAACAGCTTCATATCCTTCTCAGTTAAGATTGCGGACACCCCCGTCTTTTCAAGGTTGTCCCGAAGTTTGATCAAAGCTCGTTCCGCATCAGCGGTATTTATCGCCACCTTCACGCCCGGCATCGTGTCCTCCTTGAATGCTCTCTCTTACCTTCTCTCGATACTGCTGGGCCAATAACGGGAAAACCTTTTTTTCAATGAGTAGTATCTTTTCAAAGTCTTCGATAGTCGCGTCATACAAGTCGCAAACTTCCAGAACAGCCCGGACATCCACAGGTCGGAAGCCTTCCCCACCCTGTCGTCCGTATTCATCAACGGTATTCCAAATGAGCCAAGACAAAACGTTCTCTTCAAGTAAGGGCTCAGGCTTGCTGCACTCGGTGGCACATGGAGGATTGCCGTCATATAGTTCCCGGCAATCCTCGCATGATACCTTTCCATTTCTATTCTCCCACTGAGCCCATTCTATCAGTTTTTTATTATGCCCTCTACTGCGGCCTGAAGACTAGAAGCTATCAATTCAGCCTTGACCAGAACCTTGTCGATGATATCCGGGTTGAGCAGGTAGACCAACTCACGGTTTTTCTCGGTGCACTCGATAGGATTGCCCTCCTCGTCCTCTATTCCTTCCCAGTCGATAATGACGTCATGGATCTTGTTCATCTTGAACTTGTAGGCATCGAGTTCCTGAAACCGCTGGTTGCGTTCCCACTCCGTCTTGGTAGCCTTTTTCAGATACGTGAAATCATCCTTCGGTGTTGCGGGGTTGATGTAGAAACGAGCCTTGTCTCCATCCACCTCGACTTCTACCCACACGGGCTCTTTCTTCGTCCTTAATTTCATCTCAAATCTCCCTTCTGCGTTATTTTCTCATCAACGAGGTTGACGAGGTTCAATTCTTTTACCCCAGCCTGTGGGGTAGTTCATCCCCGATTTTATGGGAGGAGCCGGAGGCATGGGCAAACCGGGGAAAAACCCATACAGACTGAGGAGGATCTCAAACTGACCTCCGGCTCCAGTCCCTTTACAAGAAGTACAACTCGCAGGAGTCCTCACCGCTGGTGCCCAACGCTTTCAGAGGAATCGAAAGCGCAAGGGCAGGGGCAGCAATCTCAATAGTGGGGACTTCCAACTTGCTCTTCTTCAGATAGACCTCAAACTTCTTTCCTGCGGTCTGACCAAAGGTAAGGTCCACCGGAACTTCACTTCCAGATCGGTACCCATCGGTGAAGTATTTGGCGTCAGCCTGACGGAAGTACAGACCCATAGTTGAGGTGATCTCTCGCACGTTCTCCATATAGCCCTGGGGATACTCGGTGCCGATCTCGTCTGTGATGTAGTCTGCGGGTGCGTTGATATTGAGTTCTCCGGAACGGAACGTTGCGGAAACCCCGTTGATGAGCACTGCTGACCGTCTGGACTCGATAGGATCACCGATGACCGTGGCGGTGGGGAGGTATCCCTTGATCACATCGTCTGTGGCCCAGGTTCCCGCGTGAGCGTTGGCGAGAGTGAGAGTGTTCGAGGTCACGTTCACCGCAGTGATCTTGTACCCCTGCCCGGTGCGAGTATCCAACTGGGAGTAGTTCTGGATGTAGGCCCCGGCCTTGTACAGCTTGGCATCGTCTACTACAACGTTGGTTGTTGCAGTAGAACCCGCCGCCAGCGCACTCGTCCCGGCCCATACCATCTGCATCCCACCACCTGACCACTCGATCTTGACTGCCCCTTCGTTAGTAACCGAGAGTTTGGCCGCGCTGACGGTGGCTCCGGAAAGGCCCTGAGTGAAGTGGTCAGATTCGATCCATATGGACACGGAGGGCTTGGTTGTAGTCTGCTTGTAGAAGGTACTCGAAAGATCAACGCTGTCTCCTGTTGCGTGAGTAGCCGCTGTCCCGGAGTATGCGCGCTGGCACCCGGTCAGGTTCCCCTGAGTCGCGTTCGTTGCGCTCTTGGCTGTGTAACGGATATACTCAGTGCCGATCAGAACAACACCCCTCTCCGGCAGTGAGCCTCCACTCAATCCCCGGTAGGGGATGGTGGTCCCTGCTGCGGTGATATTCGAAGAGAGGGAAGCCATTGTTGCGGCGTTGATAGAACCCTGAAGGCTCTGGAACAACGCACTCCCCTGATGTCCAGACGATCCGAGTGTCCCATGCGGTCTCACATACATGGGGATAGTCCACTCAGCCGCAGGCATCGCGTTCTGGAAACGGTCCAGAACGTCTAACGTGTCCTGAAGCTCCTCGGAGTCACTGAAATCCGGATTCTGATTCATCACAGCATTCCCTGCTGGACGGATGAAATCGCTTGCCGAAGGGAATTTCAGTGTCCCAGTAGTATCTTCAAGGACAACAAAAACCCTCTGCCGCCTTGAAAGTCCAATTTCCGAAATAGCCATTTGCTGTCCTCCTTCCTTACTTGTTATTTGCTTTTCTTCTTCTTGGGCCGCCAGCCGTGTTTGTAGGCTTGGGCTACCCGTTCGAAGTTGTCCCGCGCCTTCTTTGATCGGAAGGTGCGGATTTTACCGCTGCTCATCTTGAGCTTTCGTTTTCCGATCTTCACATCACTCTCCCACAAACGTCTGGAAACCAACGGTCATCAGGTGGTGATAGAATCCGTTGGGATCCTTCCCCACCTCGGTAGTGTTCGGTTCTCCAAACATTATTCCTTCTGAGGTGATATGCCTTCGGAAAGCCGTTTCCAACCGCCCTGCAAGATCATAACCCGTCTTGGTCCCGGAATCGAGTGGGGTGAAAACGGAGATCATCAAAACCCCGTTTCTCACCCCCACTCCCGTTTCCCCCAATTCTCCTTCGTAGGTGTTGCCCATCTTTATGATGGGCCTGATCCAACTTGAGCCCTCCTCCGGAGTAAACACAACGTTGGGCCAGGATATATCAGTACACGTTGCCCAGCTTGCGCTGAGATAGCTCGCCATTGATGATCGTATATTTTCCGGTGTCATCACTCCTCCAGAGCCTGTTCCAACTTGGTCGCCAGTTCCTGAAGAGCCAACGCATAAACTCCTTCAGGAGCCTGACCACTATGACCCCGCTCAAGAGCTTCCGCATAGGGAACGTTATTGTACAGCCAGATCGTCCCCTTGCCAATAGTCCACTTGAAGCTCATTCTCACTTCATCATTGTATGATCTAGCAATACCAGCCCCGCCCTCAATTTGGTGTATTCCTTCCCCGTCTGAAGGCTCCGGACCAACAGCTATACCATGGGATGCCCGATACGTCCCGGTGTCCACTGGACTCCGAAGGGTGATGTCATTATACACATCCAAAATAGTCCTTCGGTAAACTTGAGAGATATCAGCGTTCAACGTCTCTGCAAGTTTAGATAGTGCTCCCGCAAAAGCCCGTGCGCTGGTGAACATCCTCTCTTGAGTTTGCCCACTGGTAAACTTTAGAGCCATATCATCCTCTCACCTGAAGCTTGAACAGGATAGCTGTCCCGCCCGGTTCCACCGTCTTCACGTTGACCGTCTGCCAAGTCCTTCCCCCCTGGTAAACCCGAATGTGTATCTTGCCGGGCTGGGTATCGAGACGGGGAAGCCCGTATGCCGGGATGATCATTTCCTTATCTCCCGCCTTGATCAAATCCGTTCTGTTCACTTCGTTCTCTGTGTAATTCCTTATAAGTGCGAACGTGGGGTAATTCGTTGAGGCTGAAGCGTGAGCGTCCGTTGATGGGTTATAGGTTGCTTTGGTACTCACCTGAATAGTCGCAGCTGACCCGTAGTCCTTAATGGAGTTGTAGGCTGAGAGAACTATTGAGGTGTAATCCATCGTTATGTCCTCACCACAGATACGGTTCCACTGTTTGGATCCATCCCACCCTCAATGAACCCCTCGATATAAAAATTAACCTTCCTGACTATCTTCTCCGGAACAACCCGGCCATACGAGAATTCCAGAACATCGATCTTCTTGCGGGTGATATAGTCTTCCTGAGTACCCGTAGCAAGGAATGTTCCCGGTGTTACACTTTCCTCGTAGGATCCACGAGCCAACGCATACTTGAGCTTGTTAGGGATCGTGTTCCACGGGACCAAGTACCCGTCCTGATCGTAGACTTCATCCCTTGGCCAACAGAGTGAATTGTCGTAGTGGGTCTTGTACCCTTTCCAATTCTGACTCTCCAACCAATCCATGACAGTAAATATTGCTGACTCTTTCTGGGTTGTAGTCAAGGAAGCCCAAGAGGTAAGATTCCTCTCAGCCAGCCACGAATCAATAGATGCCAGGGACCAGTAGATGTTAGCCCCTGTTACACCTGTTCCCGTTTCTACTATGAAGGTTGCCATCTCTCCCCCTTATGCGTAAGATACCC